ATCTTGCTAACAGAATGTGGTATTCATTGTGGTCATCTGCCGTATCGTTGATCAATGACAAAAACCCATTGATGGTGATTCGTATGTTATTAGCTGATAAAAATGTCATTATTTTATTCAACTCCTCGTTAACTATTGCGGAGAAATGGTTGGTATTATGGGTTATATATTGCGAAACTATCTCTTTATTATCATCTAAATTACTGGCAAATTCTGCGATATTTTCAACTATAACTTCCAGCCTTTTATATGGATCGCGGAATACATTGTCATCTGTCATCGCTTGGTAATTCGGATGTTGCATAAACTCATCAAATACTTTAAACCCTAACTTTTCCAAATACAGGTTGGTATTTGGCATACCTACCATTACAAAGGGATGATTATTCACTATTGTTTTCCATGTCTTCTCTGTAATAAACGGGAATGCATCATTATCACCTCCTACTCTGCTAGTACTAAAATATGATTCAGATACCACACTATATTTTGTATCACTAAATAACTGCAAATCATACGGAAATCCAGAATAAAATGTATGCCCTTCTGGGCCAGTTATAACATCAATCGTGTCTTCTGCTGATCCATTGGTGTCTTCAACAAACTGACCAAATAGATCATCGCTGTATAATAACCCATGTTCTTGCGTCATATCCTCTACAATATCATTACATTCTTTTTTTATTTTCTCGGTTTTAATAAACGATGACCACACAAAATCAGACATCAGAACCTTGCGTTGGTATAAACTATACAATAACCCCACCCTATGTATTTTGTTGGTTTTTCCAGTTAAAAACAGACCTTTTTTTGATTCGTGATTCCAACTTCGATTTATTTCTTGATTCCTGCATTTTTGAGTATACCAATATGTCCTTAATAAAAAATAATTTATGAAGACCACATTTGGAATATTATTAAATTTATGACTATAATCAGCATTTATTAAAAATGTAAAGTGTATGCCATTATTAGATAAAATATCAACTATTTGATTTATTTTAGTTTCAAAATTCTCAGGGAGATATTCCCAAAATAACGTTCCTATAATATGAATATTTTCTTTATGTGGTACCCAGCTAGACACTGGTTGACAGGCATTAACTGCATCTTTAATTTTATAGAAAAAGTATTTAATAATCTGATCTGGTATAGGTTTAGAAAAATCACTCCAATCCCAAAATAATATTTCTTCTAATGGACACAATAACGTCGCCTTTTGTGCATCAACCATTAATGCACCCTTAATATGATTAGATGTTCATTAAATCTACCGGTTAGTTTGATATCTACCGTTTCAATGCCAGTAAATATCTTTCTTGCATTAGCCTTATTCACTTGTATTATCTGTTTAAGCTGATCTGCTGGCTTTCGTAAAGTCTTACCAGCTGATTTGGCTTCACTGAACCCAGCAATCGTGTTATTTTTTACTCCCAATCCATCAGATCGGGGATCTGCCACATAATAATGTAATTTTCTTTTTTTAGAATCATACACATACATCTCTTTTGCGCCTAGTATCTTAATTGGCTTTATGCTTTTAAGATTAAAATCAGGAAATTCTTTCATATATTTCAACTTAGACACCAACTGCTCTGCTGAGATTGGTTTTTTCTTCGGTGTTACCCTTGTTGATTTCTTGTATACCACATAACTATGTAAATCTTCAATCACTAACCCACAAAACTTAATAAGTCTGCGAAGTTTTGCTTTTCCGATATGATCGTATGATTCATTGATATATGCATCAGTGCCATCATATGCTAATGTTAGTTCGCTAATCTTATCTTCCCATGCTTCAATCAATAACGGCACATGTTGGGGCAACATAGTGGATGCTTTCAGAATATGTATAGGCATAAATGCATGATTTGATGGTGCCTCCTGAATGTAATAATCATCATACATCCCTTCAAGCTCACCACCAATCTCCATTGCCTTTTCTTTCATTATTTCCTGAACATTTGGCTTTTCTTTCTTGGGTTCATTGGTATCATTCGGTGACGTAATTGCCAATGCCTTTAGACGATCAATTTCACTCTCTATGGTGTTGATATCTATGTCATTCGGTTGGAATCCTTTGATAATCATATTAGCCAACCACCCAATGGTAGTGTGATACTTGCTATCTGATACCTTATTGATAATATTAGCATCATCTGTTCTTCCATTTTTAGTTAAAAAAGATAATAGCATTGATTTGGCATCTTTATGATTATGAAAATAATTATACCAATTGAATGCACCCATCATCACCGTTCTGCGTTCGATATCATTAATTGGGTGATCCCATATCGGTTCTGATCCCATGTACCGTTCATCTATTGTCTTTCTTCTTCCCACTTATATGTCTCTCCGCTTCGTTGTTGATATCTTAATATTGTAGTTCACCTATTTAATGCTGTCAATCGTTTTATAGACGACACAGCATCAAAAACCAACTAAATACATTAAATATGTTTTTAAAGGATTAAATATGAGTACATATTATGTACCTACCACACAAAGTTCAGGTGAAAATCACCTTTCCATGTATAAAGAATCACGCAAGGATGATTATTTCTATTTAGACAATGTAATCAGCGAACAATACACGGTTGGTGGTTTAGATATTTATATACACAAATATCTGGGGCCAATGACAAAGGGAGAGGATTCACAAGATGCTGATTATGATGCTACTCAGCCAGGAAGAGATACAACCGATCCGTTATTCATTGAGGATTTATTCTTACTAGAAAATCGTGACAGAGATTACGATGACACCATATATAAACTCCGTGGTGTATACAATGTACAAGATATAGATTTTGAAATGTCCCAATTTGGATTATTTTTACAAAATGATACTATTTTTATGACATTCCACTACAATGATATGATTTCATTGTTTAACCGAAAACTTATGTCTGGGGATGTTGTTGAAGTTCCAAATTTAAAAGATTATAATCCATTAGATTCCACATTACACAAAGCATTGCCAAAATTATACTCAATTCAGGATGCTTCATTTGCAAGTGAGGGGTTTACAGCCACATGGTCACCCCATTTATGGCGTGTTAAACTAACCCCATTAGTTGGATCACAAGAATACAAAGATGTGTTGGATAATGTGTATGAACTAACTGCTGATGACACAGACCACTTAGGAAGCACTGTTGATTACACATCAGATAACAATGATGGTGGTGATTCTACATTGGCTGATTTGATTACAGCATACAACAATGATATTGCCGTAAATGATGCTATTGTTACACAAGCAGAAGCAGAACTACCTGTTAGTGGGTATGATGTTAGTAAGTTCTATATTGCACCTGTTGGGTCTGATGGATCACCACAAGATGGCACAGGAATATCTGCTGATACTATTGCATTATTCACGGATTCATCTGTTATTAAAGCAGACAGAGGGAAGATGTCACCAGAATCAAATGGTTGGGTTGGTGGTTATTTAACTGGTAATAATATGCCACCGAATGGGCTACCAGTCACACCAGCTACTCAATTTCCACCAAATGCATTATCAGGTGATTATGTGTTGCGATTAGATTATTTCCCCAACCGCTTATTCAGATTTGATGGGAATCATTGGGTTAAAGTTGAAGATGGGGTAAGGACTGAATTAACTCCTGGTGAAGCAAATAATAGGACTATACGAAATAAATTTGTAAATAACAATGATACAATAAACACAAATGATCGTGGAGATATACCTTCACGCCAAGGATTAAGCGAGTTGTTAGAACCTCGCGCCGATAACTAGGATATATTATGGCAATACCATTTCATTACGATGAACAAATAAGACGGTTTTTATTGCAATTTACGAGAATGTTTAGCCATTTTTCGGTCGAATATGGCAGAACTTCGGATGGAAGTGATCCAGTTTACCAAACTGTACCTATTAGGTATGGTGATTCATCTAGACAAGCACAAACTATAATGCAACAAAACTCTGCCAATAAAGTGCCAGCTGCACCATTAATGTCTTTCTATGTAAATGCATTGGATTACGCAAGGGACAGAGTGCAAGAACCATATTTTACTGATAAGGTTCAGGTCAGACAACGCCAATATGATGCGACATCCGAAACATACAGCACAACACAAGGAAATGCATTCACAGTTGAACGCTTAATGCCAGTCCCATACAATTTAGGGCTTACATTGGATATATGGACTACTAACACAAACCAAAAATTACAAATACTAGAACAAATTCTTCCATACTATAATCCATCCATTGAAATACAAAGCACCGATAATTACTTAGATTGGACAAGTTTAAGTGTAGTTGAATTAAACTCAACCACGTGGACATCAAGAAGCATTCCAAGGGGTTCTGATGAACCAATTGATATTACATCACTTATGTTTACATTACCTATCTGGATTAGTCCACCGGCAAGAGTCACAAAAGGTGGGGTTATTCACAAGATTATAGCAAGTATCTACGATGATGATGGGAATCACATTGATGCTATCTCAAATGATGACCTTTTACTAGGTACTAGAATGAAGATTGCACCACATGGATATCAGTTGTTATTATTGGATAACCAATTACAAATACTAAAAGATAGTGCGATTGAAGATACAAAAAATAACTCATTTGACCCTATCCCAACACAAGATAGCAATATCTTATGGCATGCAGTAACAGATGAATATTTACCAGAACAGTTCGAAAGTGGGATTAGTCAAATTCGGTTAGAAAACACCATGACAGGTGATGAAATAGTTGGCACGGTATCATATCACCCAACCGATGATAGGTTTTTATTATACACCGTTGACACGGATACACTGCCACAGAATACATTATCTGCTGTTGATGCAGTAGTAAACCCATTGCATAGTGGTCCAGGTGTTGTAACTGGTAAAACAACATTTCCATTGGCAAACACAGGACAACGCTATTTACTAACAGAAAGCACTGGTCATTCTAGCAACACTGACAGCAATGATGTTGCACAAGCATGGAAAGGTACAGACGGGTCACAACTCATTGCCAATACCAGTGATATCATTGAATACGATGGTTCCACGTGGAACGTAATCTTTGATACTAGTGAAAATACCGAAGTGGTCACAGATGTCGAATATGTTACCAATGTGACTACAGGATTACAATACAAATGGACAGGGGTACAATGGTTACGATCATATGAAGGAATATATCGTGGTGGGGAATGGGCAATAATATTATAACAGCGTTGGGTGTGTGGTTTTTTACAGCAAAGACGAATAGATACTTGTATCTGCTTCGGAATGATGAAAAACACCCACAATCATGGGGATTACCTGGTGGCAAAGTAGACGAAAACGAAACATTGCTTGAAACAATAGAGCGTGAATGCACCGAAGAGATGGGTTTTATGCCAAAATACACAAAAATGGTTCCCATTGAGCATTTCACATCACCCAATAATCAATTCTGCTATCATACATTTTTTTGTTTAATAGATGATGAGTTTATTCCTAAGTTAAACCATGAACATACTGGTTATAGCTGGATAGACAGAGGCATTATACCCAATCCATTGCATCCCGGTTTATGGGCGACATTAAATATAGATGACATCTACGGCAAAATAAAAACTATTGAAAAACTATACGCAATTTAAGTGTCGGTGTACGATACATATTCAGGAATAGTCATTGATTTCATATTCAAATGATATTTGAATAACTCAGGCATACTGCTATTCTTATGCACAAAATAATACTGAACATCTGGATATGCTTTTATAACCTCATTCACTGATTGTATTATTTTTAGCTGTTCATTCCCATATTGATCAACTTCATCATACCCAAACAAGAAAATTTCTTTATGTTCATCAAAACAAGCTAACCACAATGCTATTGCATGCTGGGTTGATTTAAACCCGTGTGGTATTAGATAAAATTCACCTTCATTGTTTATACACAATTTTGGAGTAGTATAAACAATGGTGTCTTCTTGATAATTTTTTTCTTTTATTTCATTTAGCATATTCTGGTTAGTCGAAACCAAAAAATCACATTTTAATTCTCTAAATATATCATCAACCCCATACACCTGCATTGCATTCGATGCGAGCAACCCACCTTGATGATTTTCTAGTGTATTAAATTTAAAATTTTCAGTACTCGGGCCATGGGCGATGCATGTAGCACGCCCCATGTGCTTATTATTGATTGGGTTGTCTACCCATTCACGTTCTTGTTCTTTCTTCCCATCTTTAAAGATAGTATTAGTAATAACAAACTCGCCATCATAGTCGCTTCGGTATCGTGCTGGAATCATCGTAATCCTATTATTATCTCAATTACACCATCCTCTGGTGTGGTTTTATTCTCCAATGACTTGCCAATAATTGTGCCCATCCGCGGATCACTGTCATCATCTTTCCAGGATTCAGCAAACCCCGGTACTCCACTTGCCACTATTAAATCACCAATCTCAATAGTACCCGTTACATTGCATGGAACACGTCCAATCAATGCCACGGTAACATGCTGTCCATCTAACTCATCGTTCATAGTGAACGCTGGATTCGTTGAAACTACCCCAGCCACTTTTCTGCTGGCATATTCAGTGCATCGCGTCACTTCGCACTGTCCACCCAACATCACAACTGTTCCAGGGGCATATTCTTCATCACTCGTATAATTTTCTGCAATATCGGCATATTGCGCAGATAAAGCTGTTCCAGAAAACAACCCAGCATGCATTGTCTCAGTGCCTACAGACCATCTATCGTTGGTTTCATCCCACACGAACGCGACACTGTCTAAATTTCCACGGTTGATTTCAAACCCAGCATCTTCGGTTGGGGCTGAATTATTTGGATAATTGCTGTTAAGTCTCATAATATTATCAGCTAAATTAATAGTTTCCGTATTAATTGTAGTTGTAGCACCGCTCACCGTTAGGTTGCCAGTTACTGTTAAGCTACTAAATGTTGGACTACTTGATGTTGATACAGATTGCCCCACCGAAATGATTGGGGTTGCACCTTCCCCAGTATTATTTGTTATAGTAACACCACTGCCAGCTACTAACTTCTTAACATAATCCCCAGTAGTGCCAGTACCTAATACAACAGCATCCATTGATGTAGCAATACTAACATTACCCAAGTTAGTCATGGTAGCAGAACCAGTTACATCACCGGTCAATGTAATTGATGGATCATTTACATTAAAGTTTAATTTCCCCTGACCAGATGAATTATCGATATATGTCACCGTAATTCCACTTTCAGTGTTATCTGATACCATATCACCGATCACATCCTCTACTTCTTCAGCGAAGTTTGTTATATCAGTGGTCGCATGCGAATGCGACGATGGGGCACCGGTTGAAGATGCTGAATCAACATATGCCTTAGTAGCAGCATGCATATTAGATGTCGGTGCAGCATTTAATGATAATGCACCAGTCATAGTATCACCTGTTTTCGCAACATAATCAGTATGAGTATGGGCGGCTGGTGCAGCATCCATTGATGTGGCAATGCTAACATTGCCTAAGTTAGTCATAGTAGCAGAACCAGTCACATCACCAGTCAATGTAATTGATGGATCACTTACATTAAAGTTTAATTTCCCGGCACTGTCATCATATGTTACCGCAATTCCACTTTCCGCATTGGATGACACCATGCCACCAACAATATCTTGTACTGCCTCATCATCTAATAGGTTGGAGTTAGAATCAACATATTGCTTAGTGGCCGCATGCATATTAGCTGTTGGGGCTGCATTCAATGTCAATGCACCAGTCATCACATCACCTGTCTTCAGCACATTCAAACTTGCACTACCTGTTAAGCTAGCCGTGATTATGCCCGCTGTGAAGTTGCCTGATGCATCACGTGACACAATCGTGCCAGCAGTATTTGCACTAGTTGCATCCGACGTTATCGTGTACGCTGTTGCATCTGATGCTGATATTTGCGTAATGCTTAATCCAGTGCCACTACCCACAATAGTACTTGCATATTGCCCTGTTGTATTCTCACCCAATGCCACTGCATCGTTTGCTATCTGTGCAGTTAATGTAACATTTCCTAAATCAGTTATCGTAGCTGTGCCTGATAAATCACCACCTAATGTAATCGTG